AGATCTTTGATAAGATCACTGCTGCAATGCAACCTGAGTTCGATGATGAAGAAGCAATCAATCCATTTGATTTTTGGCAAGGTGCTAACTTCAAGTTGAAGATCAAACAGGTAGCTGGATTCTGGAACTACGATAGTTCAGAGTTTGGTAAGACAGAAGCATTGTTAGATGATGATGCTGAGTTAGAAAAGATCTATGATAAGATCTATGACCTCAGTGAGTTCACTGCTCCTGATCAGTTCAAGACATATGAACAACTTAAGTCACGTTTAGATACAGTTCTTGGAACTAAACAAGTAGTTACACCTACACGCAGAGTTGCTGACGAAGATCTTGAAGATGTGAGTGAAGGTAAAGGTGCTACTGTAGATGAAGAACTTGCTAATCTCGCAAGTGCTGCTACAGCATCTGCCACGGATGAAGAGGAAGATGACGCACTAAGTTACTTCCAAAAACTCGCTGAAGAGTAAACAATAAGAAAGGGGTCTCACGACCCCTTTTTTTTTAGCCTCCCCTTAGTCTGGGGTTGTCTGCATTTTTAAGTCGCTTATTGACATATTGTGATGATTTCTTGTATTTCATCACATCTTCCATATCTGATACAACACGATCTAGAAATGCTGGTCTTACGACTTGTATTCTTCTTTTGGCATCGTTTATATCTAATTCGTACATGTAGTTTGATACTGGGAATATATTCTCATGTATAATAGTATTACCATTGGCATCTCTTACAGTTCCAGCACTGTCAATTGTTGATGTATTGTTTAGGGGCACACCACTGTATGATACTGTTGTTTGTCTTAGTGTATTTCTCTCCAAATATTTCATATTGAAATTAGAATCAACTCTTAGTCCTCTTGGCACCACCAATCTATTATTATCATCTACTAATTTTTTAGTTTCATAGTGATGTATCTCTGCTAATTTCTCTTCACTACCATACTTATCAAAAAGAAAATTTCTAAAATCATTTTCGGTGAGAGGCCATTGATCTCTTACCTTTGTAATATTATTTGCTATCAATACAACCCAATCAAATCTAGGATCTCCGTATAATTTCTGTGCTACTTGTTCTGGCCTTCCATCACCTACGATTGTATAGTCCTCAAAACCTGTGACAACATTCAACATGTCATCACGGATCTTGGCTCTTTTGAAAATGTTTTTAACTTGTATAAACTCATCATTAGAACTCCTATCGGTAGATCTAGAAACGTAATTTATATTTGGTAGATAAGAAAAATATCCTTGCATTTTAGTATCCTACGTCAGCTGTGTAAGGTGTATCCTGTCTTATAAGGCTTATAGGCATTAGATCGCCTGGATTCTCTGCTCTTTCATTATCCTTGTTGAACGCCCTGCCTGGTGCTACATCGGGACTGTAATCTGTGTTGTATATAGGTTCTAATTCATTAAATTTAAGTGACATCTGTACAGCGACAGGTTGACCATCCTGATATGCCATCCACATTCCTTCTGGAGTGTAGTTAAGGTTTATATCAGTTAAAGCACATGGTTTAAATTTATTGACACCAAGAATATCTTTGTTACCAGCAGTAAGATATCTTAGTCTGAATATGTTTGGAGTTCCTAAGAAGTAAGTAGGGCCACCAGCCTGTCCAGTTCCCCTTGCATCTGCACCAGATTTCCCCGATACAAGTTTCTTTAATTTTCTAGGAGCAGACCACTGCTTCAAAGCACGAATTATCATTCTTACCTGTGCTGCCTCTCTTATATCTCTTGGACTCATCAACCAGTTAAATTCAAATGATCGTAAGGATACACCAGCGAACAGTAATTCTGTATTTGCATTAGCAATTACACCAGCAGTTCTACTTAATATAGTGTCTGCACTTACATCATATCCCATATCACCCACTAATTGACTAATCTCGTTTGCAAATAATTCTTGTCTACCAGACTGTTGAGTTGCACTTCTAAAAGTTGCCATAGCATTTTTAAGGAAACCTTGTAATCCTCCGAGTCCAATTTTACCCGCTATGATCTGTGACATACCATTACTCATCGACGCTCTCACAGCATCTAATGCTTGGTTGTTTATATTGTCTTCTTCCCATTTTCTTGCATTACCATCTACCATGTTATTAGGCATAGGTAACAAGAGACCAGCACCCAACTTCTTTCTATATGGTGATGATCTTTGAACTCCGTATGCTGATCCTACATTACTTCCCTCAGTCGCAGTAGCATAAGGAGCTTGATATGAGTAACATGTTATAGAAAAACGATCCTGTTGATCGGACATATCCATTGGATATTTTACAGTTGTGAAGAACATTATATCTTCTTCACTATCGTAATTTTCCGCTCCCCTTGCAAGAACACCAGTTATTCCGCCTGGTAATTTTAGATCATTTTCTTTATCTAATTTTTCTTGTAGACTCTTAATTTTAAAATTTAATGCTCGTTTGGATCTATTATTTGTTTCTTGATCCAACTGTCCTCGGAGTCGATCTATTTTCTTTTGTATTTTGGTTGTGTATTCAGATGTTTTCGTCCACCCTCCAACGTCATCTCCAACTGCGAGCTGGTGATTTTTTGTAGAATCTTTGAGTTGTTGATTAATAACGCCCGTAAAAGTAGGTGGATTTTCATTTGTCTTTCGTAATCCATCTATGGTTACGTTTGTTTTTCTACCCCTGCTATTTGAACTTGGTGTTGTTATTTTACTTTGATCCCATTTTCCGTTTTTGTATATTGGTTCTGCTTTTGGTAATACTACTCCTTTATCGTCAACAGGAAGGATTACAGTATTTCCGTCTTTGTAGAAAGTTTTATATTCTTGCACCCTCCCCTTTACTGTTTGCCTAATGACAGTATTTGTCTTTATTTCTACTCCAAATTCAGCGGGATTGTTTGGGAATCTAGGATCTACGGTTAAATTAGAATCTGTCATTTTTTCCAGTTAAAAGCTCTTGTCTTTGGATATCTCATACCATTTTGTTGTATGAATTGTTCTGTGGGAAATTTAGCAATCTCCCCCCAATCTTCCGATCTTGGAACTTTTTGTAAATTTCCTATACCAGAATACAGGTATTTGTGTATGGTATTTTTAGGAACGGATGCTCCGCCACCGCTATTTAGTAGGCTCACTGCAACAGAATCACGATAATCTGGATTTACATAGTGTAAATTGCATCCAAGAAACCCATCTCGGTAGAAAGTAAGTGCTACTGCTAGTGGTTGAGTATCCCAAAACTCATATCTTTCTGGAAAAGATGGACTGTATGAGAAGAAAAATAGATCACCAATAGATATTCCACTAGTATCTTGTGTGCTGACATCTATATTCTGCACTTGAGATAAGGCACTAGAAAGTGCATTAACATACCATGCAGCGGTTCTTCTACCACCAGCAGCTTGTTCTTTAATATCGTCTACGATCATGTGAGATACCTAAATCGTCTTCGGTCATGATCTTAAATTCATATTTTCTATCAGCACAGTATTGTTCTGCTGCTTTCCACTTCGCTTGATTAATAACCCATGTCTGAACATCGTGAGCCCATGCCTTAGTTCTCCTCTTCGGGTTCTTTGGTGGGGCTTTACATTGTTTCTTTGGTTTAACTTCAATCACCACAGACCTTTTCTTACCGTTTGCATCTTGATATTTGATAAAGAAATCAGGAAAGTATCTGTGTATCTTTCTATCTAAGGGATTTTTATATGGTATGAAAAATTCCTCTGATTGCCATTGACTTATATTCTCTGTTAAATCACAATATTCCATAAACTTTTTCTCCCAAAGAGAGCGGTAAATGATCTGAGTGGGATCACCTTTATACTTTTTTATATGTTTTGGTTTAAATTTACCCTTATAAGCCATATACATAGTATGGTAAGTCATAACTTTATTTAGATGCCAATAAGTAGACAGACGAATAAAAACTATTTTCAGAAGATAAGACCATTCAATGCAGGCACTACACCTGATGGTATTGAGAAAGGTCAATTTGACCTTGCGTTTCAAGAAGATTTCCAAACAGCATTGGGTGCTCCTGCCCTCTCCAGTTTTTATATTGTTAATTTAGACTTAGCAAAAGGAAGTAGTAATGCTTCAGAAGATTTAGAAGAGAGTTTAGAAAATTGGTTGGCATCATGTGGAGTGATGGATACTCCAGCTGCTATGCGTAGATATTCTTTATTAGCAACGGAAGCAATATTGCCTGGAACAGCCATGTCTACTTTAACTGAACAGGGAAGCAGACAAGGTATAACTGAGAGATTTGCCACACAGAGAGCATATAATGATATTGCTATAACTTATTACATTCCATCAGACTACACCTCTTTAAGATTATTTCAAGAGTGGATTAATTTCATGAATCCTCTATACTACAAAGCGGGTGTTGGCGAAGGGGATGTAAGACTCACACAGGGATATCCAGATGGATACCCAAAAGCACAAGATTCAAATTCTTTTCATAGATTCAGATATCCAAATGAATACAAGAAAAGTCTAACTATTACTAAATTTGAAAGAAATGTAGGTCAAACTCAATCTCAATTAAAAAATTACTCGACTGCTCCAAAAGAACAACAGGCCAATGACAATCCATTTGTACGCATATTAAATGACGAAGATAGATTTGCGTTGAATAAAAAATATGGTATGTTTGATCCAGAAGCGATTAGTTACAAATTTATAAATGCTTTCCCCACATCCATACAGGACGTTGCTTTGACTTACCAAAACTCAACAGTTTTACAAGTAACAGTAGAGTTTGCTTATGACAGGTATATTATAGTAACGAATCAAGGTGAGATTGGTAATGATCGTAGTGCTCCACCATCATCTGACTCTAATCAAGGTAAAGTGATTAGTGATGGTGATAATAGAACAAATCTTTTCATTAAAAACTCACCAGTAGGCACAAATGATCTAGCTAATGTCAACAATAACATAGCTTAAAAAACCTCTCTAAATAATAAAGAATGATTACATATTATGCCCTTACCTAAGATTACGACCTCTGAGCATGAATTGGTATTACCTTCAAACGGAAAGACTGTAAAGTACAGACCGTTTTTGGTAAAAGAAGAAAAGATACTCATACTTGCTTTAGAAGGTGGAAACCAAAAAGAGATCACTAGTGCAGTTAAACAGGTCATAAAAGCCTGTGTAATTACAAGAGGGATCAAGGTAGAACAACTCCCTGCCTTTGATATTGAATATTTGTTTCTGAATATTCGTGGCAAGTCTGTTGGTGAATCAATAGATCTAATTGTTACATGTGGAGATGATGGAGAGACTGAGGTTTCGGTCAATGTTCCTATCAATGATATAGAAGTCATTACATCAGAGGAACATACTACAGATATTGAAATTGGTGATGGATACATTGTTAAGATGAAGTATCCTTCTCTTAGTCAGTTTATTGAAAACAATTTTACAGATGATAAAGACACTGTTGAACAGTCATTTGAGATTATAGCATCATGTATTGACATGGTATATAATGAAAAGGATATGTTCTCAGCAGCTGAGTGTACTAAAAAAGAACTCAAAGAATGGGTCGAATCATTGACATCAGCACAGTTTGCAAAGATTGAAAAGTTCTTTGAAACTATGCCTAAACTACAACATACTTTAAAAGTAACCAATCCTAATACTAAGAAAGAAAACACTGTAATACTAGAGGGGCTAACGGATTTTTTCGCCTAGGTATGTCTCATATGAATCTTGAGACATACTTCCGAATCAATTTTGCTCTCATGCAGTTTCATAAATATTCTCTAGCAGAAATTGAGAATATGCCGCCTTGGGAGAGGGACATCTATGTTGGCTTACTTAGATTACACATTGAAGAAGAAAACCTAAAACAAAAAGCTAGGGAAGCACAAATCAAAAATGGCTAAAGTAGGATCTATCTTAAAAAATGTTAGGAAGGCAACAAAGAAGGTTAACCCTGGCAAATTTTTAAAGAGAAAAAAAGAAGGTCTATTAGAAGGTATCAGGGGTGGAGTAAAAGGTCTACAACAGAGTAAGGTAAAAGGAAGGAAATCTCTTTTAAATACTAAAAGTCTAGAACCTATAAGACCAGATTTAAAACAAGGTGGTGTAAGAAAGGTAGGTAGACTTGTAACTAATAAGGTTCAATCTCTTGTTCCTAAAATTGCTAAGTCGGTAACATCAAAAGTAAATCAATTCGATCCTAACGCTCTTCTAGGAAAGATATTTGATGGTGGATTAAATTCATTACAGAGTTTCG